AAGTCAACCCCCTTACATGGTTTTATTCATATTATTGCAATGATTTATTCTGATTCCTTAGGTTTTTTCAACTGACTACATTAAAGAACATGGGTTTGAAGCAATCCTCACAGAAAAATCCTGTTTTTTCATTTTCTGGTAGTTCCTCCTCCTCCCTGAATCTTATGTCCCCATAATTATTGCCACAGCGTTGACATCTCTCTCTCATACAGTTCTCCTTAAAAATAGAGGTAGCCCAAAGCAAACTAAGAAGTTAAGTATAGCTTTGAGCTGATTCGTTCAAATGCTATAATTCATAAAGTGCTTTGTCAATAAAATATATGCGCTACTGAAAAAGCTCGGACTTATCTTGATGAACAGTTCTTCCTCGTTCATCACGGTCAACAATATGAAACAGCGGCTTACGGGGGGAGTGGAAACATCGTCGGTGGCAGGTGGCATGGACGCGGACTGTCAATCGATGTGTAGTTCTGAATCAATGGTATCAGTACCGTTATCCGATCCTCTGATAATCTTCAACTCCACCATTTTTTGGAAGCTTCACTTACTAATTTAAACATTCTATAATACCTGCCACAATGAGCACATGTGAACGAATATTATGTTTACCGGTAAGTGCAACTATGCGTTCTGGGGTCCAGACCAATTTGATCCTTATCGGGATTTGCATAGTTATCCCTCGGTTGAACAAGCATTGCATTTTTCAATCAACGGAATTCGGCATAATGATAACCCAGACTATCCGAATGACTTGGTTTTCTGGAGATCTGATAATGGAAATTACTTTGATGGTAATGGAAGGCAAGTGACTATTAAGGAAATCCAAGAAAGAAGAAATAGACTCAAGCATTAGTAAACCTGATGTCTGATTATGGAGGGAATGGGATGGCTGAGGAAATCAAATCACGTGAGGATTTGTATAGTGCTGTTTGGTCAAAACCAATGATGAAATTGGCCGAAGAGTTTGGAATATCGGGAAGAGGACTTGCCAAGCTATGTGAAAGACTCAAAGTTCCCGTACCGCCAAGAGGTTATTGGAGAAAAGTCAGCCTTGGGCAGTCAATCAAGAAGATACCTTTGCCTGAAGTGGAATTCACCAGGTATGAGCTATGGAAGAATCAATCATCCCTTGATGATCTTGAAAGACGTAGAAAAGCAGAAAAAGAGCGTTCTGCTATTTTCAACAATCCAGAGATTGAGATAAAAGACAAAGAAATCCAGGAGATTGTTTCCAAAACATTACAGGCCGAACAAACTAGAAAAACAATGATGATTGTGTCCGAGCAAGATATAACCAGTCCTATGGTCAAGAAATTTCTATTATCACAGACAAGGAACAAAACTGCTCTACCATCAAATACCAATAGCAGTAAATTGGCAATCGATGTCACTGAAAGTTGCGCTTTGAGAGCTGGCCTCTTGATGGAAACTCTTCTTCAATGTTTTAAGGGACGGCGATGGGATTTTTCGATTGAAAAGGAAGATGTCTCACCCCACGCTCGTATGTTTGTGAATCTGTTTGGGCAAAGAATATACTTCGCCATTATTGAGCCTGTCACCAATAAGAGATTTCCATTGACTGAAAAAGAGCGGAAGGCATATGAAGAGGACCACCATTATGGGAGAGTACCAAAATATAGATACATCCCTACCGCTACTAGCCGATTGCTTTTATCAATTAATGATGGCAAGAGGGTGTATCAATCCTGGGAGGATCGAGGCAAGCAACTCATCGAGGCTTCAATCAAAGAAATAATGTTGGGTTTCATTTATGTCGCAATACAAAGTAGCAATGAAACTATCCTGGCTCTTGAGCGAGAACAAAGATTGAAATTGGAACAAGCCAGAAAGCTTGAGGAAGAACGATTAAAGAGACTTGATGCAAAACGATATGAGAAGCTAATTGCAGACTCTGAGGCTTATAGCCAGATGAAGAAAATTCAAAATTATGTTGAGTATGTCAAAAATCAAGCACAAGACCAAGCTGCAGAGCCGGATAGTGAAATTTCAAAATGGATGGAATGGGCACAGTCAAAGATCAACGACCTCAATCCTTTGAAAAATGGGCTCCCTAAATTCTCAATTGATGAACACCGCGAAAATATAATCAATCCCTCAGTATCATTTCTTGATGATTTGTTTCGTGACCATTGAGTACGCAATACGGTAGTTGATTAAGGGTTGTAGACGGTGATTCAATGATTAACTAGAAACATGAAATCCCTAAAAAAAGAATTTCTGAAATGACTCATTCTACATGATTCCATGCCGGTTCCCTTTCTCCATTGCTTCAACAGCCCAGTCGATCGGTTCCAATCCCTCAAGCCGGTTGTACTCGTCCCAGTACCGTCTGGCCCATTTGACCAGCAGCTTGGTTATCTCGCAGATGTAGGTCGTCCGCCTGAATTCGCCGAACTCCGAATAGCAACCTCCGATGCAGTATGAACAGGCACTTTCCACCTCGCAGGTCCTGCACTTTTCATCGAGTGAGCAATTGGAGCGATAGGCGCCTTCGCGCACTCTCAGAAAGTTCTCCTTGTGGGTGAACCCTTCCTTGGCGGTCCCGACGATGAACTCTGCCTTGTCGATTTGGGTATGCGGCAGCCATCTGATGCACGGATAGATCCTACCGTCCACCGAAAGGGCAGGCATGGCTCCGCTTCCGCAGTGGCCGGTACAGTCCCAGTCAGGTCCTGTGGACAGGTGTGCGTAGCCGAACTGCTCCTTGCTGAGCATGCTCCAAAACAGATCGTCGCGATGCTTAAGCACATAGGCGGTGCACTTTTCCATCTGACGGTCCAACTCATCATAGTCGGCTTGGGTGCATCCGGTGTCCTCCATGATGAAGTTCTGGTTGATGTACCTGATTCCCAGCTGTTCATGCAAATAAACCAATGAGTCATAGAGATGAGGGATGCTCTGACGGTTCGCGGTGGACTTGGTCTGCATCGACTGGATCGGGAAGGTCTTCTTATACCACGGCCAATGGCGGATGATGCTCCCCAAGGATCCACTCCCATCGGGGAACACCCGGTTTGCATCATGGATCTCAGGACAGCCATCCAGCGATATACCCACCAGCAACAGGTCCTTGTACTTCTCGCAGAACCGGCGGGCCTGCTCGGAGAAAAGCGTGCCATTGGTTGAGATGGAGAAATGGAGCTTCCCCCGCCAGTTCCTGGCATTGGGGGTGTCGGTGGTCATCACCTTGGCCAGCGTGTATGAGCAGATCTCGTCCAAAAACGGCACATCCATGAAGCTGTCGCCACCGATGAAATCGACGACGAGCCCCTTTTGGTATGCCTTGCGGAAGACCGGATCAGGATCATCGAGTAGCCCTGCAGGATCGGGGTCGGTGAGGATGTGGTCGATGAAGGCCTTTGCATCCTCCATCGAAAGCGTCCTTCTTCTCTTGTGCACCTCATAGCAGTAGGTGCACCTGAGGTTGCAGTCCTCGGTGGTGTTCAGCGTTACGTTGAACAAGCCGGGTTCTCTAAAGGGAATGAGCATATCAGCCTCCAATGCGCGATGAGTTCGAGCAACCGCTTGAGCAGGAGTTTTTACACCCGCCGGAGCAGTTTACGTTGCAGTCTGCGTTGCAGTTGGTACTGCAGGAAGTGCAGCCCGAGCATGCGTTCTGACAATTTGCGCTGCATCCCCCGCATCCGCTACATCCTCCGCATCCACTGCACCCATGACACGAAACACACCACAGTCCTCCTTTGCAACTGTAGCAGTTGCCCGAGCATCCACTACAACCGGTACAGCCACTACACCCGGTGCATGATCCGGTACACCCTCCGGTGCAGTTGTGACAGCCGTTGTAGCACGTCGAGTTGCACGTATTACTGCAGCTGGCACAGCCGCGCAGATCATTGATATCCTGTTTGTACTGGTCGATCTGGCTCAGCAGATTGGCGCTGATCAGACTTCCCGTTGCAACCGAGGCGATGGGGTAGGTGGTATACAGAAACGCGCGGGTATTACCCTGCAGCGCATCCTTCATGCTGTTCATGTCCGAAGCCTTCATGGGAAGACCGATGGCGAAGCCAGCAGGCGGGGAGAACACATAATAGTTGTCGTAGCGCTGGTAACCGTTGACGCGGAAGGCCTCCTGGATCGCCTCGAAGCGGCTTCTGATATCATTATAGGTTCCCATCACGATTCCTCATGGGCGAAGCACTCGCCGTTGATCACCAGGAGCTCGCCCTCGGGGTAGTTGTAATGACTACGCACGCGACGCTCCCAGATGGCATACAGGAACCTGCCCTCCGCCATCTCGTCGAAGACCGCCTTGAAGTAGGCGTAGATGTCCCTTTCCTGCTCGAATCGGTAGGATGCGTACACCTCAGCCTTCAGGGCGGTCTGCGCGGTGTTGGTCTTGTCGATCGCCAGTTGCATGTCGGCGATCTCACTGTCGTCCAAGATGAAGGGCAGCTTGGTCAGCTGCCGTCCACATTCATTGCATTGCATGGTTGTTCCTCCTAGTTCCACACAGCCCCCCACACCTTGTTGGGGGTGCCTTGTGCATTCACATTTCCCGTCACATTACCGGTGACGTTGCCACTCACATTCCCACTCACGCTCCCTTGCAGATTCCCATGGAACGTGTTCGCATGGACATTCGCATATGGATTCGAGGACACGCCGATGTCATATTGGCCTGCTTGTTGGGGATACAGGGCCTTGGTGTACGCTCCCTTCGCCTCGGCGATCACGGTGAAGGAGATTGAAAGGGCTGAGAACAGGTCGTTGCTGCGGATGCGAGAGGTCGCTCCCCCGGCACCGGTTATCGTCAAACTGGTTCCCGACCAGCTTACGATCGCAGGACTTGCCACAGGACTTTCGATGCTGTTGTAGATACGGTTCCATGCAATGGCGATGCTTTGGAACATGTCGAAGGCCCCGGCAGCCACCTGGGTGCCGGCTTTGAAGATGCCTGCGAACTTGTAGTAGTACGAACCCAAGGCTGCAGAGAGGTTGGTCCCATCGAAGATGAACGTACCGGCATAATAATCCTTGGCCGTGGTATGGCTGCCGATCTTTGCCCCCTGCCCATCCAGGAGGTTCACTCCCACATCATAGGCGCTGTAGTTGTAGGCTGCACTGAGTGTCCCGGCCGTATAGGAGGTGGGTGTTGCCTCACCCAGCGTCAGGGCACTGAGATACCCCGCGCTGTCGATGGCGTAGAACACCCGCTGTAGCGTGGTACCCGTCGAAGCGGGATTGGCTCCACTGGCGGCATAGACGGCAGAACCCATCTTGGTGGGCGTGTAGCCCAGGGAGCGTTTGGACCAGGTGGTTCCTCCGTTGCCCGAGACATAGTAATACGCACTGCCGTATTCATAGGCGATGAAGAATCCGGATCCGTAGGCGATGGCGGTGGGACACGTAGCGGCGATATTGATCGCACTCCAGTTCTGCCCATCGGTGCTTCGATACACCGATGCTGATGAGAGGGTGACATAGCTTACCTGGATATAGACGCCGTTTCCGTATGCGATGCGTGAGTTCATGAAATCGTTATTGTAGGATGGGAATGGATGGGCACAGGTGAAACCTGCGGCTGTCCACCCGCTTCCGTTGGTCGAGCGTTTCCAATCGGAGGCCCCTCCGCCAAGCACATGGGCGTAAAAGTATCCATTGGCGAAGAACAGGTTGTCGTAAGCTTCGCTGGACAGCTCGCTCCACGAAGTGCCGTTCGCTCCACCTGAGAGTACACGGCGTTGGACCGAGCCCGAGCAGAGCGCCAGGAAGATACCATTGCCGAATGCCAGACCGATGGTGGAAGGATACGCGGTGCTCAGCGAATAGGATGAGACCGAGCCCACGTTCCCGGTGGGAAATGATTTGAGCGTCGAGCCCCAAGCGACTACCATCCTGCCGTTTCCCTCCGCCAAGTGAGGGGTTGATGAGGATGTCGAACTGATGCCAGATACTCGTCCGGTCGTACAACTGCCTGGGTCATACAAGGTGCCGCTGAGCACTTGGCGCACCTTGACCGTCTTGCCCGCAACCGTCGCATGATCGAGTGTGCGACTGTCGTAGTCGGTCCAGGTGCCCCCTCCATCGAGCGAGTACTGCTTCTTGCCTGCAACCTCAGCACCTGTGGAGGTGATTTTCGCAAGGTAGTTGACTCCTCCAAGCTTTAGAGGAGACTGGGTGTAAGCAGGCAGGGAGGGGACGGTGAAAGCGGTTTCCGCATTTGCCGTGGTGATCTGCTGGCTGAGCAGGCTGCGGTCCTGATCGCGCTCACCAGACGAGGTGACATGCAACACGTTCTCGAAGACGGTGGATACAGAGCCCCCTTCCACCTTGGTAGCCATGAACGAGCCGCCCTTGTGCACCACAGCGTTGGGCGTGACCTGGGCGATGAGATCCCCCATCACCGTCCCCAAGTCCCAATACGGGGTGGAGGACAACGAGCCGTTGAATGATTCGCCGGTTCGCACCTCGTTGACGGTACGCAGCACATCGGCATCAAGGCGCTCGATGCGGGTCTCCGAGAGATCGGCGTTACGGATGACCGTACCGACGAACTCGCTGGTTCCGTCGCTGTTGATGATGAAACCCGAATTCCCATCCCCGATAGCATGCTTTCCCATCGAGCGGATGCGTCCGGTATCGATAATCTGCAGATCCTGTGTGGAGAGCACATCGATATTCGCCGACTGCGCATACAGGGTACGATAGTACGCGTACAGTGCGGTGGAGGTGACGGGAATATTCGCCCCACCGAGGAGCACCGCGTTGCCGCATTTGCTCATCGCCTCAGGATATTGGGCTGCGTTCTGGCTGGTGATGGGAATCCACGAACCGCTGGCGAACACCTGGGGTACATAGTCGTCTCCCGTCTGCAGCACATAGCAATCCCCTTCGATCGTATCGCTGATGGTCCCGGGACCCCCCAGGATCCCGTAGCTCTTGGTGTACTCGGTCACATCGTTGGCCGAGAGGGTGAGTGAACGTATCATCGTCTCGGTACTACCCAGACGGGTATAAGACATCGTGCAGGTGATATCGATCTGGGGTGGCGCCTGCCTCTTGGGGATGGTGAGTGTCAGCTCTCCTCCCGCATAGGATTCGGCGTTGATCAGCCATTGGAAGGTAGCGTTCTCGTACCCTCGGCTGTCGGCAGTGAGAACCACGACCGAGTTTTCCACGCTGCGTACATTGCGCTCATAGGTGCTTCGGTTGCTCCTGATGGCAAACGAGATCGAATTGCGCAGCAGCGTGTTCGCCCCGACATCCAAAAACGGTTCTGCGTAGGTGATATGGGGGTCTTGGGGAGTCGAGTCGCTCCAAACCTGTTTGACGCGCGTCCAGTACTCATAGCCGTAGTACCAAGGGCCGGGCAAGGTTTCACTCCACTGTGTAGCGGCCCCCGGTGATACCCCTTCTTCAAGAAGCGTGAACTGGTGGATCGAGGTGACACTGAGCCCATTGGATCCCGCCGCCCCGTCAGAGCCCGCTTCTCCGGTCTCACCATAGGAGACGAATGAGGTGGCCAGCAGCTCGGTCTTGGACGAATCGGTGTAGATCTGCACATCGAAGGCACCCGCCGAGCTATAGCTGTACGAGCGAACTCCCCCTGTCATGGTCCCGCTTGCACCGCTTTGGGCCCAGCTGCTGCCGTCCCAGCTGCGTGCATGCACGTATACCGAGGGAGTGAACAAAGACCCGTTCTTGTAGAAAGCCAGATCCAAAGTCCCCAAGGAGGCAGAAGACATCGTCAACTGCAGTTGGTACGAGGGAGCATCGCTGAGAGATGTAAGGGTATAACTTGCGCCGGTTAGTGCCATGTGTTCTCCTTTTTGTCAGCTGACCGAACAGAAATAAGTGGCCTTGACCGTCACATCATCGTGCGAGACGGAGATGGCCTTCTTCTTGGTGGTCACGATCGACCCATGGGCAACCGCCGTGGGGGTGAACGCCACCGCTGTTCCGTCCTTGTCTGTCTTGGTCCATGTGTAGGTGAGACTCACCCCGGTCCCGTCGATCTCCTCGCCGTTCTGATATACGCGGCAGATGAGGGTGGTGCTGCCCGTGTCGTTCTTGAAATAGCTTCCCGCGGTGGACTCGATGACCGCCTGGTAGGGATCGGTGACGTCCAGGATCGAAACGGCTTCGGTGTCGTAGCTGATGTTGAAAGTGTCGGAAGTGGCGTCGGTGTCCAGAATCGAGCACTTGAACATGGCAAACGAATCCACCATGGAAGGAGTGACCGTCAAGGCGGCCGCAGTTGCTCCTGCGATATCCTCCCAGACGGTCCCGTTGATCGATTTTTTCCACTGGTAGTCGAGGTTTGTCGTGTCCTTGGTGGTACCGCGGATGAGTTCAGCCTTGACTGAAAGCGATGAAGGGCTGTGGTTCTTGAACTGGCTGCCTCCGGTGGCGTAGGCCCGGGCGACCACGAATGAGGTTCCGTTTGCCACCCGCGAGAGGGTGATGACGATCGTGACGGGAAAGGCGAGGTTCAGAACCGGATCGGTGTAGGTGCCGCTGAATTGGTAGTCGATTTGCCACACATCGGTCGTGAGCTTGTCCTCGCTCACCGTGAGTACCCCGCTGGTGGCATTGATCGTCTCACCGTTGGAACCGCTGGTGACCGTAGTCCAGGTGGCCGAACCTGCGATGCGGCGCTTCCAGGCCTTGGCTGTCATGGTAGAAACGACATCGGTCCCTCCTGCCTTGCGCACCACGGGGGAGAGCTGCAGCGAGGTGTCTCCTGCCCACGAAGGATTGAGGGTCTGGTTCGATGTATCGTACAGGCTGGTGAGGGGCAGATTGCTGTCGATACCGGTGATGAGGGAAATACCGTCGGTATAATCCATCAGCGTGAAACTGGCGCTTGTCTTTGCCATTGTATGTGCTCCTTATGCTTCGTAGCCGGTCAGGTCGATCTCACAGAAGAAGACCGTACGCCCGACGCAGTCTGCGTTTTTGATTTCGACACTCTTATGGGCGATTGCCTTTGATGAGGTGTTCCACCGCCCGTCATCGACCACATCGGCACTGAGGCGCTTCCATTGGAAACGCGAGGCATCCAGCGCTTCGGTGATCTCGGTGGTGTTTTGGAAGACGTGGCAGGTTAGGATCGTATCGACCTGCTCGGGTCGGAAGATCGAACCGTTGGATGACTGGATGGATACGGTGTACGACGAGCCGTCTACCCCCGGTAGCCCTGGGGAACCGACGGTGTCGTTCTTGCCCCTGTCGAGCACCTCTAGGTAGGCTGGGGCACTCAGGTCGAATGCCGAGATGCCCACCGCCTCGTAGCGATACACCGCACTCTCATCGGTGAAGGTGCGTGCGGTTACCAGCACTGAAACATTCAGGCCGCTGAAGGCATCGTCGATCAGGCGTACCAGGGTGCCGCAATTCAAGTCGACAGCAGAGAAGAAGGTGTACTGGCTGCCAGCATGGCGGTGGAACTGGCCCAGCAGGTTTGCATGCTCTTGGGCCAAGGTGCGTTCGTGTACGAACAGCAGCTCCTCGGAAAGCAGGTTGTCCGAGTTTTCTCCCTCGTAGATACTGTCGGCAGTCCTGACGATGTTCGTGTCACGCACATAGATGATGTCGGCATACGCATCGAGTCTGGTGATGTGGTAGGTCAGCGTCCCGTTGTTGTGTGCCGCCACCTGCAGGTACGGACCGCCTGCCGCAGCGATGTTGGCGGTGATGTAGCCGCTTTCGGCGGTGAACTCGGTGCGCACGTTCGAGACGGCGATGATGTCGCTCGATCCCACGATATCGATCTCACTAGCGGCGTTGCAGGCTTCGATCAGAGCGGGAGTGCGAAAGCTGTCCGTCTGGGCTTCGGTCCACTCTCCTTGGGTATAGATTTCACTGCCGTCGAAGTGCGCACCACCTTCCAGCTTGAGGTAACAATACGGGTGCCCATCCCCTCTTCCTGTGGTATTGCGGTACACCAAATAGTCGCCTGCCGTCCCTAAACGGGTAAATGAAACCCGCGCACTCTTGTACTGGCGGATCTTCTTGGAAAGCGTGATCGCCTTGCCTCCCACCACAACCAAGTCGTCCTTATCGAGGGTGGGAAGGTTCTCAGTGGAAGTGCAGTCCACCTTGAAGAGCCTGAGGTGTCCCAGTGCATCGAAGTAATGCACATGACCCAGCTCATACACCAATTGGTCCAGCAGCTCGCCGCAGGTTGCAGATCCATCCACGCTTCGGGTGACCGGTGCAGTGAGGGAAATGCAATCCGGTGATACGGTGATGCCCGCTCTTGTACAGATCGCCTCGATCGCCTCGCTGGCCATGCAGTTGAACAAGTGCCTGCCGCTATCGATGAAGGCTTTTCCCAACAACCGCGTGCCGGTGTCCTCGATGGTGATCGCCAGCGCTTGCTTTCCGCTGTGGGTGAGCATCCAGTTGTAGCTGGTCGAGAGATATCCTGTGAACAAGGTCTCTGTGCCGTCGGCAAGTACGGCCTTCACATCGCCTTCTGTGGCAATGATGTCCTCGATTGCAAGGCAAGCCTTATCCAAGAGCAGATCAACCTGATTCGAAGCGCTTTTCAAGCCGGACAGCAGCTGCTGGTGGAAGGTGATCGACCTGCGTGCGATATGCTGTTCGCCGATCGTCTGTACCAAGGAGTGTCCCGCCTCCAGGTCGCCTCCCAGGAAGGTGAGGGTGAGAGAGGGGCTGTGTATGATGCTCATCTAGGTTGTTACTCCGTAGTAGTCCAGCCGCTCGAACTCGCCTCGGATCATCTGGGCGAAGGCGCGCATCCCGTCGCTGCCGACGACCGGCGCCTGCTGGTAGATGTTGATGGTTACTTGCGTCGCTCCCTGATACCCTGCGTTTCCCACTGCCGTGGTGGTGGAGACCGCGTCGGTTGCCACGTTCCCCTGGTCTGCGATCGCATCGATGTTTGCCAGGCGATCGGCAAGACCGCTGAAGGCGTCGCTGGAAAAGGATCCGGGACTGGATGCATAGCTTTTCTTTCTGAACGGGTGCACCAGGTTGTAGGCCGCGGTGGCAATCACGGACCCGAGGTACTGCACCCAGCTTCCGAGCCACGACAACAGGTCCGCGACGTACTGCAGTGGGCTCATGAGGATCGTGAACGCCTTGGCCACCAACAGCAGGATGGGTGAGAATGCCATCATGATGCCGCTGATGACCTGGAAGACCGGGGCAAGGCTTTGCAATACAGGGGTAAGGACCGCCATAAGGATGTTTCCCACCAAGGCGAAGGCTGTGTGCAGCACATCCAAGACCGGCAGGAACAGACTTGCCAAGGTGGTCCCGATCCAGGTGAACACGTCCACCAGCGGTTGGAATACCGCGGTGAGCGCCGGCTCCATCACCGAGACGAACCCTTGGAGGATGGTGAGCAGGATGCCCAAGGGAGAGAGGGTGTTGAAGATGATGTCGATGATCGGCTGCAACGTTGATATGATCGCGGTAACCCCTCCCAGCATCTCGGTGGCCACCATTCCCATAAGGCCTCCGGTGACGTCCCCGAACAGGCCGGTGAACACACTTGTCAATCCTTCACTGAGCATCGAGGCGATCTGAGAGCCCATGCGGGTGTCGGTCTGCTTGGTGTTTTCGGCTGTCTCGGCTGTGGATGCTGCCGTACCCTCGCCACTGGAAGCGATCTGAGAAAGCAGCTTGCTCTGGTTCGCCGCATCGGCCTTCTGGGCGATCGCCTCAAGGTCAGGTGCGACAATCTCATCGAGTGCAGTCTTGAAATCAAGGCCGATATCGCCGTACAGGGAAGAGACCATGTCGGCACTATTGAGCACGACCGTCTGGGCGGTATCGATCGCATCGGTGAGCGCATCACGCAACAGCGGTCCCAGATTCTCGAAGCTCTGGTCGGCTTGCTGCTTGTAGAAGGTCGCCTCATCCTTGCTCGCCTGGGCTCCCATATCAAGGTTTGCCAGCTTGTCACCCAAACCGAAGATCTTTCCCACCCAGGTGCCCTGGATCTTGTCCCCCGCCTTGTTGATCGCATTCTGGAATGCCCCCAGGATCGCACTTTCGATGTTCAACGCGATGTAGGTGACCCAGCTGATGATGCCCACCACTGCATTGCCCAGCAGCTTGGGAATGCTTTCGAACACCGCCTTGAGCATGGCGCTGATGACGATGCCGATATTCTGGGCTGTGGTGGTGATGATCTGCTTGAGCGAGTCCCACTCGAAGGTACGCTTGAGCAGTTCCCACACGGTGGACAGCGTCAGCTTGAAGGCAGAGGGCAGGTTCTTCATCACCGCCCCCACGTAGTTGATGATAGCAGTCAGGTTGGTCTTGATGCCGCTGAAGGCTACATCGAGGCCTCCCAACCACGGACCGAAGTTGTAATCGATGATACCGCCCACCTGCTGGCGGATGTCTCCCCAGGTGTTCTTCATGTTCGTCAGGTGCTGGGCGGTATCCCCATCAGCCATCATTGCCGAGTAGGTACCTAGTTTATCGATCACCTTGTCGACCGCCGCTCCGTGTGCGAGCTCATCCTTGGTGAGGCCATCGAGCTCGATGCCAAGCTTCCTCAGCTCTCCGGTAGCTCCGGTGTACGAATCCAACAGGTTCATCATCGAGCCGTTGAGGTCCTTGCCCGTCACGTTTGACAGATATACCGCAGCCTCGGAGATGCTTTCGATTTCGTCGGCACTCTTGCCCAGCGCGGCCAACTGGGCGACCATGGATTCGATATCGCCCTTGCCCGAGAGGGTCTGACTGCTCAGCCGCTCGACCACGGCGGTAACCTTCTCATACGAGGTGCTGTCGCCAAGAGCAAGTGCGAGTTGCTTGTAGGATCGTTCGGCTACGGAGAACTCGGAGAATGTTGCCGATACTGCATTGCCCAAAGCCTTCACTGAAGCGATGATCGCAGTGGCAGCGAAGGCCCCTTTGAGCACTCCACCCAGTTTGGTTGCAGCACCCTTGAGGCTTCCCAGGTCGGCTGCGGCCGATTTGACAGCCCCTCCGATATCGTTCTGGCCTTTGATGATGACTTTCGCTTGTGCTGCCATACTCGTGTTCCCCTTATGCAATGAAAAAGGCGCCCCATGGACGCCTTGTGATTAGTGTTTTTGTGTCATTTTCTTAGCCTGCTCATGCAAATGCCGCCGGTAGTTGAGCTGGATGAGCTTGAGGATCTGCATGCTCATGTACGGCTGGTCCATGAGGCTGCCGGCGAATGGCAGGTGCCTGAAGTCCCCGCTCTCAGAGTCGCAGCAGGGCAGATAGATGTCGGTTATGTAGAAGAGCCAGTGGCCGTACTCGCGGTAGAGTTCGGCGCTACGCCTTCCGTTGAAGACTTCTGTGCAGAGAGATGCGATCTGCCTCCGCTGGTGTCCGCACGGGAAAAAAAAGCGGCATGGGTGTATTCGTTGACGACCTTCACCGTCAGATCCAGCGACTCGAACACCAGTGAGGCAACTTCGCGGTTGTCCATCTTGCGTTTCGCATCCGCATCCTCGTAGAAGTTGTGATCAACCAGGATTGAGGGAAGCAGGTCGCGAAGTAGGGTGAGCGTCTGGTTCTCCCCCTGCTCGGAGGCTTCCTTCAGCTTGAGCATCTCCAAGGTGGGCAGCTCCTTGAGCACGATGTATGCCTCATCGTCCGCCTCCAGTCCCACCAGTGTTCCCACTTCGATGCGTACCTTCTGTATGCACGTGTCATAATGTTTTGTCTTGATGAACATGGTTCTTATCCTCCGTAGGGTGTGGAAATCTTGTCTGTGATCACGATGGTTATCGGTTCGGCTTCTCCCACACTGAGTGCCTCGCCTGCAACGGTGGAGCTGAGTATGCCCGTTCCCCCGACATTTGCATCCACCTCGCTGATCGCTACATGCGAGAGGGTGATGGTGATGCTGTGCCCTGCGGTAGGGGATGAGAAGGTCAGCTGAACAGAAGCGTTCTCCTCGCTGGTCAGGTACGAACTCTTGAGCGTTTCCACCTCGGCGCTGTAGGGGATCTCGAAGTTGATGGTCACAGCTCTCTTTCCATGCTGGGGCCTGCCTGCATACAGGCCCGAGGCATAGGTACGCGGGGAGCTTTCGAGCGCGTTGTCGATCTTCAACGATGCGCTGGTGATGTCGTACGTGCTTCCGTTGACCGTGAAGGTCGCATTGGTGCACCGGTACGAGGGGATGGAGAAGCTCTTCAGTGCCTCTTCAATGGTTCCGTTCTCTTCAGTGGTCCCCTTGATGTCTATGCTGCCCTTCACATAATCGCCGGCTGCGCAATCCAGGCTGAGGGCGCTGATGGTGCACCCCGCGTAGCGCTTGATTGCCGCCTTGCGGTCGATGGTGAAGGTGAGGCTGGGAAGTGCCTCGTTCACATCGCAAAGGCCGATGGTGTGGGTGTACGATTCCGAGTCTCCCACCTGGGCGCAGGTGTCTTCTCCCCCCAGGGCGGCGTGCAGGATGAGACCGGCCGATTCGGGCCGGAGGATGAAGCTCACCGAGCCCTCCACCGTCACTGCCAACAGATCCCTATTTGATGCGGTCTTGCTTCCCAGCAGCGAGCCCTCGTCACCTTTCTCGACAGCCACCTTGATGCTCTCGCTGGTCAGGTCGACCAGTGTCGTGGGACTGGCCGCTTGGGCGAAGGAGCTTTCCTTGCCCGCCTGAAGCCGCGATCCCGTTCCTGTGTAAAATGCCATATGCGTTTCCTCTCTTGTTTAGAATTCTTTGGACCACTGCAAATCAATGCTTGCCTCGATGGCGGTGACCGTCGTGCTTGCAGTTACGGCAGGGTAGTAGTCCATGTCGGTGATGCGCGCGTCCTCGATGAATCCTCCCAGCGTGGGATCACCTCGTACGAGTAGGTACAGGGCTCCATACAGTGCGAATACACGCTTGACCAGAATCGCGTTGGGTGCACTCTTGCAGAGGAGAAAGATGGTTGCGCGCATGGTGGCCAGGTCGCTATGCATTCCTAGCGGCTCAAGGTTCTCATAATCGGGTTGGATGTAGAGCATCGTGGGGCGCCGCATACTGTCCACATCGGGGAAATCGATCTCAATGTTTTTCTCATCGAAGTGCTCGATGGAAATCCCCTCTTCGCTCTCCTGCAATCCGATCATATCAGTGGTGATCACTGTCTTGAGCCTTTCAAGCACCTGCATTTCAGTTATCATCGTTTACTCTCCTTTTCGATGCGCGCCACCTCCCGCTGCACCAGCTGATCGAGTTTCGTCTTGAAGGCCGTCGTGCTCAGGTAATTCTTCACCGGAGCGGCCACGAAGTCGCGCTCGGGAAGCTTCACCGAGTGCACGCGCACCCATTTGCCGTCCTTTTGGAAGGTCAGATACCCGCCGTCCTTTGCTGTGATCCGAGCTCCCTTGGCCAGCGCGTAGCCGTAGAAGACCTTGGTCTTATCGGAGGCGGCCTTCGCCTCGACGATGACGGCCTTGCCGCTACGGATCACGCGGCGGCTGATGCTCTTGTACAGCGCCCCACTACCTTTGGAGAGCCCTTGGGACTTGTAGGCCTTGCGTACCTGGGCTCTTGCGGCCGTGCCGATGCCGCCCAGGATACGTCGCATCGCCTTGTGCCGATTTACCCCGAGGGATTCGAGGTACCCTAATGCTTCAGCCAGGTCTGTCTCGACCGATACGCTTTCGGTGCTGTACCGTTTTCGTCTCTCAAACATGTCAGAACCCCAGGATACGCAAGCTGTCCAGCGGCTGCAGGTACTTGCGGTAGTTGCTGTAGTTGACGAACGTGCGGCTGTTGTCGGCGAAGCTCTTGCCTGTCAGGCCGATGTTCCCCCCGGTCTCGCTGAGCATGAGCGTGGCGATGCGTAGGATCGAGACGACGATCACCGAAGGCATCTGCCCGATTTCCCATCCAGCGGTGTAGCTGAGGCGGATATTGTCCTCGCCAACGGGGAACTTTGTGGCGTAGTCGATGTAGCGAATGTGGTCGTCGCATGCGGTTACTAGGGCAGTGTCCACAGCGGTCGTTCCTACGGTGAGCGCTTGGACAGCGGTGATGTTGCGACAGGGTAGGTACAGGCGACGGGAGCCCGAGCCCGAGGCAACCACATCGGTATACTCCTGCTGCTTTGGATCGAAGCCCAGGTACGAGCTCACGATATCCTCGGCAGTACAGAGGAAAGCGCCCTTGAGCTCTACGGCCTCAGGAGAGTCCTCATAATTGCCGCTGTAGGTGTTGAACATGGCGATACTGGCGATCATGCGCTTCCTCCATCATCAAGGTGATGGACACCCCAGCTCTCACCGGGATGCCCCCATAATCGTTTACTATCAGCTGGCCATGAGACCCGCACTCCTGAGCTTAGCCAGCAGTGCATTGAAATCCAGCACCAGCTCTTCGATGGTGGTAGCCGTGCTATCTGCTTGGCTGGCAGCGGGGGTGAAGTTTCCACCGGGCAGCCCTTCGATGACTGCCGCAGGATCGATGGTTACCTTCGCATTCGCAGCGAGGATCACCTCGCCGCCGATTACAGTTTTCTCACCGCCTTGCTCGCGGTAGTTCTTGGTGTTGTATGACATCAATTACCTCCCTTAGGCTTTCTGCTGCAGGACCTTGACGGCCTCACCGAGGATCAGGCGCCCATCCACACGTTGGCTTCCCAGGAATCCCACCTGCCCGGTCGGGGCGAACAGTTCGCCAAGACGCTTGAAGGTACGTCCCTGGCGGTCGGCGATCCAGTAGTACGAGAAGTCCCCGAATGCCAGTGTCTTGGCTCCACTTGCGATTTCGGGCATGTAAGCCGAGGTCTTCACCGGACAGCTGAGGATGGTGTCGGGGGTGCCTGCAGTCAGCGAAGGCTGCCAGATGTACTGCCCGTTGCCGTCCTTGAGCTTGCGAAGCGCCTTGACGGTGGCATCGTTGGTCACCCACACCGCATTCTTGCGATACGGAGATCGCAGTGCATAATACAGATCGATGACTTCGTCGGCATGCAGGGCGGTTGCGGAAGCCGCGTTGACGCCGATCTGCGCCCCTCCGGTGGCCGCGAGGATACCCAGAGGCTTGCCCGATCCGTCCCCGGTGAAGAACGCTGCCTCTTCCTTGGCCCCGATGCGGCGGGCGAACTCGGTGGCGATGTAGCTCTCGATGTCGAACACACTGTCGTTGATGAGCTCCTCGGAAACTTTGATGATCGTACCCAGCTTGTAGGCGCTGATGCTCACCTGCCCGAAGCTGTCATCGCTCTCAGGATACGTTCCCTCCTCGTCGATCCATGCCGCCTCGCCCTTGGATGCGGAAATGGGAATCTTGCGATCGCCGCTGGCAGTCTGGATGATCCTGGCAATTGAGCGGAACAGGTTCTCCTCCTCCAGTGCCGTTACGAGGGTGTGTTCGAATTCGTCGGGCACCAGGTAGCCGCCTTCGGTGTCGGTTCCCACCTGCAATGCGTTACGCAGTTCTGGTGCGTTTTCGCGGCGCCTGAGGTGGTTCCAGAATGCCTTTCGATACTCGTCCGAAGCTCGTCCAGCTTTCTTCTCAGCCTTCTGTGCTCCATCGGGGCGGCTGGTGATGGGAGAGCCCACGTGTGCGTTCAGCTCGCGCTCGAATGCCTCGATGCGCTCCTGGCGCTCGATCTCGTGGCCCAGATCCACGATCTCGGCCTCCATCCTTTCGTATGTCGCGGTATCCTCGGCGCTCAGGATGCCCTTGTCGTTGCGCCTGGAGTCGAGGAATGCCTTTGCCTGTTCCCAGGTCTTCGCGCGCTGTGCACGCATGTCGTTGATCTTTCCCATTGTGTCTTCTCCTATTGGGGTTTGATGAGATTCAGTCGTTTCTCGAGCTCGTTAAGCCCGGTTGTGCCTTCCTCAGGTGGCTCCTGGTCTTCTGCGATTGCATAGGTTTCGGTGATCTTGTTCATCAGTGAGAGCTGCGAGGTGCGCATCGAGAATGCATACGATGCCTCATTGGACGCTTTCTTCGCGTCCTCGAGGATCGCATCGGCGAAGCCCAACTCGATGGCCTTCTTTGCATTCATCCACGTCTCGTTGTCCATCAGGTGGCTGATCCTCGCCCGGGTGAGATTTGTCTTGATCTCGTAGGCATTCACGATGCTCTCTTTGACCTCATCGAGCATGCCGATGGCCTTTTGCATGTCCTGATGGTTGCCATAGGCGAGCGTCATGGGGTTGTGGATCATCATGAGTGCGGTGGGTGCCATCAGGACCTTGGTGCCCGCCATCGCGATGACCGAAGCTGCGCTCGCTGCGATCCCGTCGATCTTCACCGTGATTGCTCCCGGATAATCCATGAGCATCGCGTAGATGCGACTCGCTGCGATGCAATCCCCACCGGGGCTGTTGATCCAGATGGTCACCTCGTCGTTGTCGGCGAACAGCTCATCCTTGAACTGCTCGGGGGTGACATCATCATCGAACCAGCTCTCCTCGGCGATCGTGCCCGAAAGCTCAAGGATTCTCGCTCTGCCTTCGTCTTCGCTCTGGTTTTTCCATTGCCAGAACTTCTTGTTCTTCATTACTCTCCTCCTGGGATGTGTTGGTAACCTTGTCTGCGAATGCCCCTGCCCGAGAGAGGGGGAGCATGTTTCCGTTGATGAGGTAGAGGTTCCCCCCGTCCTCGTCGGCTATCTGGTCCATGTCCTCCAGCGTTCGGATATCGTTGGCACTCATCCAACCGTTCTGGCGTGCGGTGGCATACCCGCCCATGCGGCTCTGGTAGTCGCCACGCAGCAGACCCTCGACGTTGAAGCGAAAGAAATGCGTCTGCTTCTCATCGGAGGCCAACAGTGCTCGCGAAAGCGCCTGCTCCCAGCGGATGACCCACGGGTCGAGTGTGTACTTGACGAACTCCAGGGACTGCTGCTCGATGTTGCTGAACGAGGACTTCTCCAGGTCCCCCACCATGTGAGGGGGGACGCGGAAGATGCGTGCGATCTCGTTGATCTGGAACTTGCGTGTCTGCAAAAACTGCGCCTGCTCGGGCGAGATCGAGATGGGGGTGTATTTCATTCCCTCTTCGAGTACCGCGACCTTGTGCGAATTGGAAGAGCCGCCGAATTGGCCTTGCCACGTATCGCGCAGGCGTATAGGGTCCTTCACCGTTCCCGGATGCTCCAGCACCCCGCTTGGGGCAGCCCCGTTGGCGAAAAACTTCGCCCCATACTCCTCACAGGCTATCGCCATACCGATGGCATTCTTTGCCATAGCAATCGGCGAGTAGCCCACCAACCCGTCAAAGCCCAGGCCCGGGATGTGCAACACCTCTGAGGCGTCCAGAACCACCGAGTTTCCCTGCATGGTGGGAGCGTCCTCGGCGCTGGTGGTGTATTGGTAGTAGAGCTTGCCACTCTTGTCGCGGTCGACCTGCATGCGGTTAGGCATCAGCGGATAGAGCGCGGCAACCTGGCCCTTGCCGTTTCGGATGATCTGCGCATACGCATTGCCCCAGAGCAGCAGGTGGGTCATCAGCGTCTCGCGGAACACGAAGCTGGTCATCTCCGCATTGGGCTCGCTGTGCAGCAGGGTGTACAGCGGATGATCCTTGGCCTTGTGTTTGCTCGAGTCATCGTCGTGACGGTAGAGGTGTAGCGGCAGTCCTGCGATCGCCTCGGCGAGGATTCGCACGCATGCATAGACTGCGGTCATCTGCATCGACGATCGTTCGTTCACCGCCTTGCCGGATGTCGATCCTCCGAAGAGAAAACTGTATGAGGACCCGCTGGTCCTGTTTTGCGGTTTGTCACGCGTTCTGGTGACAAGCTTGGATAAGAGTCCCATATGTGTATCTCCTGATTCCTAGATGAAGAGGATGCCTCGGTCCTCGTAGACCGATTCGCGCACTTCGTTGCCGCACCTGATCGCCCGGTCCAGTGCCATGATCGTGGCAACCGCGCCGTCGATCTTCTCTGTGGACTTCTGCTTGTCGGGCTTGATGTTCCCAGCCGGGTCGGTGCGAATGAAAATGTTGTCCATCATCCAGCGGAGCACCGGATGGCCTGCATGTGCGATACTCCGCCCCAATACCAGCTTCATCAGCTCCTTGGTCGGGGGGCTCATATCTTTGAATCCCTGTCCGAAGGGCACCACCGTGTAGCCCATGCCCTCAAGGTTCTGCACCATCTGTACCGCTCCCCAACGGTCGAACGCGATCTCTCGGATGTTGTATCTCTTGCCGAGCTCGCCGATGAAGGCCTCGATGAAGCCGTAGTGGACCACGTTGCCTTCGGTGGTCTGTACGTGGCCGGTTCGTTCCCATACGTCGTAGGGCACATGATCACGCCTCACACGCAGGCCCAGGCTGTCCTCGGGTATCCAGAACCAGGGGAGGATCACGAACTTGTCATTTTCATTCCTGGGTGGGAATACGAGCACGAACGCAGTGATATCGGTGGTGCTTGAGAGGTCCAGTCCCCCGTAACAGACCCTGCCCTCGAGCTCCTCGGCATCGACGGGGAAGTTGCACAGGTCCCATTTCTCCATCGGCATCCAGCGCACCGCCTGCTTGACCCATTGGTTGAGCCTGAGCTGACGAAACACGTTCTCCTCGCCCGGGTTCTGCCTTGCGCTGTCACAGGCCGCCTTCACCTTCTCGAGGGTGATGGTATGCCCAAGCGACGGGTTGGCTTTCTTCCATGTCTTTGTATCGGTCCAGTCGTCGTCCTCTTCTGAGCCGTAGATCACCGGGTAGAAGGTCTTGTCGTGTTTGCGACCTTCGATGATGTCCTTGGCCTTCTGGTGCTGCTCGTAGCAGATGGAGTGCTGGTCGGTGCCTGCGGTGGTGATCAGAAAGAACAGCGGCTGGGCCCTGGCATCGCCCGAGCCCTTGGTCATGACATCGAAGAGCTTGCGGTTGGGCTGGGTGTGCAGTTCATCAAAGACCACCCCATGGATATTGAATCCGTGCTTGGAGTAAGCTTCGGCGCTCAGCACCTGATAAAAGCTGTTGGTCGGCAGGTACACGATGCGCTTGGTAGCGGCGAGGATCTTGACGCGTCGATTCAGCGAGGGACACATGCGCACCATGTCCGCTGCCACTTCGAATACGATCGATGCCTGCTGGCGGTCGGCTGCACACCCGTAGACCTCGGCGCGTTCCTCGAAGTCCCCGCAGGTGAGCAACAGCGCCACCGCTGCTGCAAGTTCGCTCTTTCCGTTCTTCTTGGGGATCTCGATGTAGGCGGTGTTGAACTGCCGATATCCATCATTCTTGACGATGCCGAACAGGTCGCGGATGATTCTCTCCTGCCAGGGAAGCAGCTTGAAGGGCTTTCCCGCCCAAACCCCCTTGGTGTGGCAGAGGCATTCGATGAACCCAACTGCACGGTCGGCCAGGGTCTTGTCGTAGGTTGATTCCTTTGCCATGAAGGGTGTAGGAGTGTATTTCTTCGGTTTCGGCATAACTTATTTCATTCCTCAGGGCAAACAAAAAGGACCCGGCGTGGGTCCCTTCAAGTGGTGGGTACTTGTTGTCAGTTGTATGTTTTCTTCAGGCTCACAAGGGCCTGCCTGGTATCAGTGTCACGTGGCCTGATGTCCCAGCCGCGGTCATAGTTGCATACGACGTTGCCATTCCTCTTGAGCATCAGCTTGGAGATCCTGCCCTCGTCGATCCCGTATTCCGAACCCTCCCCGTACACCTTGATACAGTAGGTGAAAACGCTCTTCCCGATCTCCAAAGTTCCTTCTCTCCACATGCTCTTGCCTCCGTGTCCGTTTTGTTGGTGTATATATCCCTCAAATCGGAAACTATAGCAACCTGTTACAGAGCAATAATTTGAAGAAACACACTACTGGTGCAGAGTCGGGTATGACACCTTGTGAAGGCTCCTGTCATCCTTCGCCTGTGAGTATGAAGTGAGCGTATTCCCTTGTGTTGTCCCCATCAAGGTAGTCGACAAGTTCCGTAAGTCCCATCTGGGAGGCGATCCACTGGACCGCCCCCGTGTTGAACATGTTCGTCAGACCGCTGTCACGTACCTTGAGGATCTGATCCCTTATCTGCTCAGTCATTGGCGGCCTCCATCGATTCCATAACCGCCTGCTTGAGGATACCTTCATCGAAGCCACAGTCGTAGTAACCGTCAAGGATGGTCGAGTAATAGTATGCATCCGGCATCGCCAGCGGAGGTCCTTCGTTCATGACGTAGGCCATCGCCACCAACTCATCACCGTCCAGATTCACCATCAGCTTCTTCTTGCGATACAGGTGGGGGTGACCCTCGTAGCGGTCCAAGGCCTTCTCGCACTTCTCGGTGATCTGCCACAGGAGCACAGGAACCCTTGCTCCTCGTTTCATCTCGATGGTGGCCACGCCAGTATGTCGGCCTCCCCGAAACAACAGCTGATAATCGTGCAGTACTGTTGTTCCGATGACTGCGGCATCGGGGCATCGCTCTCCCATCTGTTCGAGGTTCAGATTGCTTCCATAGGCCAGATAGACTTTCTTCATCGTTGTTACACTCCTTCACTTGGTCTTCTACCACCCCAAGGGCGGTTGTCCCGCCCTCAGGTTGCAGATCCGTCGCCCTTTCAGGCGGCAACCCGCCGTCTCCATGCGGCGGATCCGGTGAGGCGCTTGGTCAGGTGCTCCCGGCAGGCTTTGAACTCGTCGCCGATGAAACCGATGCGGTTGAGGTATGTGCGCATCGCAAACTTCTCGTTCTCGGCTTGGGGCTTCTTGGTGCTCGCCGAGCTTTGTGAGAGTGCTTGGCTGTTCAGCGCGAGGGCAAGGACGATGTAGCTTCTGACCTCTCCGGCATGGAGGGTGCTGTTGAAACCGCGTAGCTCGACGGTTTTGTGGCCGTGGAAGAATGAGTGCAGGTTCAAGAAATGGTAGCGGCTTTCGTGGTAGTGAGCATCCCGGTTTCCCCGGTAGCCTTCGTACCAGATGCTCTCGATCTTGGCGAAGGTGGTCGGCTTGGCTCGGTTCATGGTCGCCACGAGGTGCTCGTCCATCCTCTTGCAGTACCGTGCCCGTGAAGCCTCTATGCCGAGGGCTTTGTAGAACAGGTCGTTTCGGGCGTAGATGATGTTCACGAAGTTTCTGATCGAGCGTGGTGTGTGGTCCTGTCCATCAAGGTGGATGTGGATGCCGCAGGAGCTGTTGGTGAAGGCCCCGGCCTTGCGCAGTGCCCTGATGACCTCCTGCAGGTTCTCGATGTCAGCCTCGTAGGTGAGGATCGGGCTGACCAACTCGACGCTATACAGGCGTGATGCACTCTCTTTGATCCCTCGAGTCTTGGTTTCGCATCGAATGGATCCGTCATAGGTGAACTTCCATGTGCGGCCATCGAAGGTCTTCAGTTCGTAGGTGTCGTAGTAGGAACCACCGTAGAGCAGCTCTCCACCGAGGACCGTCTGGGCAGCCAGGGCTGCGTCCTTGCGGGTGATGCCTGTCATCTCTATCTCGATTCCGAACCGTGTTGTCTTTTCCATGCCGTCTACCTCTCTTTGGTGTGTTTTTCTTCGTACTGTAGTAATCACTCAAAGAGGGATATATAGCAAGTATATATAAGCAAATAAGATACACTATTTTAGTATTATGAATGGATCGAATTTTTGTTGCCTTTTTACGGACCCTGTATGACAATGCATGAGGTTCCCAACCCGGATTCCATACCAGAAACAACCTAGGAGATCCTCTTGAGCAACACCAATTCGATATTCACGATGCATGATGTGCCCGTTTTCAGGGCACTGGACAGTACCAGCATGAAAACCTTCCAGCTTCTCATGGGCTGCGGTACGATCGACCCGGTCAATCCATCGCTCTTCGTGCTGGGCTTTGGGAGGACCGAACATCTGTATGAGGCTGACATGCTCGTCCTGGAGCTGAGCCCGCTATCAGTGCGAGTGATGGAGGTCGGCAAGGCAGCCCTGGGTGATCTTCCTGCCTTCGAGATGAACCTCGAGCCTCTGTTCGCCCTGATGGGACCGGCCTGTCCGTCCCTTCTGCTCTCGCCTACGATGCTGCCTCCGATGATCGTGGAGAAGCTGTACCATCTGTACTTCCGTTCACGAAACGACGGCTGGCGGCTCCTTAAGGGTGTGAGATGCTATCCGGGTAACCCGTTCAAACGAGTGAGAAGAGAGCTTGGGGCACGATACAATGCCTCCGGCCCATTGAAGGACCGAAGGCTGGAAAGAGATGAGGCAACGGAACTGGCATCGCTGTTGCTTGAAAAAAGGGCCAGCGATATGGAATGGAAGACCTTCATCCTCTCATGGGGCGACGCCGCCAGCAATGCACTTGATGAGGATCCGTCGACCCTTGTCATGAGCCTTGAGGATTTCCTTTCCCTTTACGACGACCTTCAGGAAACCTGCCGTCTCAAGTGGAAAAGGCACACTAGAAGATCTTATGCCGGGGGATCTCCTCACCCGGTTTCCTGACCATGTCGACACCCGGCACCACACCCAGTGTCGAGCCGGTCTCCCAGGCAACGTGCATGGTCCCAATGTCGTCCACCTGGATCACGATTCCCTTGGTCCCCTTGGGTGGGGCTTGCTCGTCATCCATGTGCACCAGCTCAACCGTACATCCCTTTGGGTATTGGAGTTTGAGTACCTCAATTCGTTTCTTGTTCATCTCATCCATGGTGTACCCTCCTTGTCAGGCTGCATTGATTGCCTAGGTTTCCACTAATAGCAAGTCCCATACCCTAAGGTTTTGACAACGCCTCCAAGATAAGGCCGATCTGGCGCAGGTATTGCTTGTAGCGGTGAGCGAAAAGCGGCAGTTCGTTCTCCCCGTAGTACAAAAGCTTGTCGGCATCCGTCTCCGATATGCAGTACAATCCATTCTGGTATGTCCAGTTCAGGGTGGGGAAGGCCGGGATCGTTGGAGCCTCGGGTGCCATCGAGACCAGGACCTGGCGATACGGGTCATTCTCCTCTACTGTTGGCACGCTCGTGCAGCCGGTTGAGACGATCAAGACGGCCGGCAGAATCACCGCTTTCAGGAGGTTCGATCTTTTCAGGCGGTTTTTCTTGGGTGATGGTGGTGATCTTCTGCTGTACTTCATCGATCTTCTCCAATTCCTGTTCTCTTTTCTTTACCGTAAACTGGGCTTGCTGGATATCCTTTTTCAGGTCCTTGGTCTTGTGTGCCTGCAATCGTGTGATCCCCAGCAACCCAAGGATGATGAGGATGAGCATCTGCATGATTTCATTCATCGGCTTTTCTCTCCATAAACTTTTTGACCAGTGGTTTCCAGAATGCCATGCACGCAGGAAGCTGCAGCAGGTAGATCACAATGGTGTACAGGACCACCAGGTATGGCGTGGGGTTCAGGCCGCCGTCCATGCCGGTCCCCGCAACGATGCGGAATGTCACATACCCCAGGAGCGCCGAGCAGGCGAGGGCGACCAGCTTGATCTCGTTCTCGCTTGCCCTGTCACGGCGAAGGCCTTTCTTGTAGAGCTCCATCACCAAGCCTAAAAAGGCGGCGAAGGCAAGTAATATGGCACTGAGGATCATGTATGCTCCCCCTTGCTCCCAAGCAGCGACAGGAAGTACTCGTCCATTTTTGCTTCCTGTTCCTCCGATTCCCCGTTGATCTCATGGGTCCTCAGCGACTTGAAGATGACCTTGTCGTTTTCCAGGGCCATCACCAGTCCCATCTGGATCCTGCTGATGGTGGTCTTGATTTCCCTGAGGTCCTTGGCATAGGCAAGCCTGTCGTCGCTTTTCTTTGCAAGACGGTTGAGCAGCCACAGGACGATGCCCCCCGAGCCGAACAGGCATACCGAAAGGGTGGTGACGAGGGTGATCTCATCCATCCTGGGCCTCCTGGGAGGCGACTACCTCATAGGGGTAATCCAATCCGTCGCGCTGGACGGTCACCCCTGACGTCGAGCCGATGAGTTCGATGTAGCGCCTGACGATCACATCGCAGTACTTCTCATCCAGCTCGATGGTGGCACAGCTCCGTTCAGTCTGCTCACAGGCGACCAGGGTGCTTCCGCTGCCGCCGAACGGGTCGAGCACCAGCGTGTTGCTCATCGAGGAGTTCATGATCGGGTAGGCCAGGAGGGCCACCGGCTTCATGGTAGGGTGTTCGCCGTTCTTCTTGGGTTTGTCGAATTCCCAGATGGTCGATTCCTTGCGCCCGGTGTACCACAGGTGCTTGCCTTTCTTCTTCCATCCGAAGAGCACCGGCTCGTGCTGCCACTGGTAGGGCGAGCGGCCGAGCACCAGCGACTGCTTTTTCCAGATGCAGGTGCCCGAGAGGTAGAAACCCGCCTCACTGAAGGCCTTACGAAAGTTAAGTCCCTCGGTATCGGCATGGAATACGTAGATGGAGGCATCGTCGGCCATATGAGAGGCGGTGTTGGTGAAGGCATCGAGCAGGAACTGGGCGAAGGCCTCGTTTGCCATATTGTCGTTCTTGATCTTGCCGGCCGAGCCCTCATAGTTGACGTTGTACGGCGGGTCGGTGACCACCAGGTTCGCCTTGGACCCTGCCATGAGAAGGGAGAATGTCTCTGCCTTGGTGCTGTCCCCGCATACCAGGCGGTGCCTTCCCAGTTTCCACAGGTCCCCGCTCTTGGTGAGCGCGGGCTTTTCCAGTTCTGCTTCCACGTCGAAGTCGTCGTCGTGCACGCCCTCGGCTAGCGAGTCCTTGAACAGGTCGTCGATCTCGGCCGGGTCGAAGCCGGTGAGCGATACGTCGAAGTCCAGACCCTGCAGATCGGTTATGAGCAAGGCCAACTTGTCCTTGTCCCACTCGCCGCTGATCTTGTTCAATGCAATGTTGAGGGCCTTCTCCTTGTCCTCGGAGAGATCCACGACCACGCACTCGAGCTCGGTATGCCCGGCGTCCCTGAGGATTTTCAACCTCTGGTGGCCCCCAACGACCCGGCCGGTGGTCCTGTTCCAGATCACCGGCTCCACATAGCCGAACTGCTCGATCGAGCGCTTGAGCTTCTCATACTCGGCATCACCGCTCTTGAGGTCCTTGCGCGGGTTGTAGTCTGCAGGCAGCAGCTCATCGATGTGTTTCTGTTCAATGGTCATGATCAAGTTCTCCCTTGAGCGCCTCTATATACCGTTCGCTCACCTGCTCCCATGCAAAGAGGGAGTTCCCGAAATGGCCGTAGCAGGAGGTGAGGTTGTATATGGGACTGCGAAGCCCCAGCTCCTCGATGATGTCCTTCGGCTTGAGGCTGAAGACTGTGCGGACAGCATCCGCAAGCTGCTCATCGTCGATATTTCCTGTAGCGAAGGTGTGTACATGTACCGCGACAGGTTCGGCCTTTCCGATTGCATACGAGATTGCTACCCCGCAGCGTTTGGCAAGGCCGGCGGCTACGATGGTTTTGGCGATCATGCGTGCCATGTAGGCACCGCTCCTGTCGACCTTGGTCGCATCCTTGCCGCTGAAGGCACCGCCTCCGTGCAATGCCAGACCCCCGTAGGTGTCGACCATGATCTTGCGGCCTGTAAGGCCGGTATCGGCAGCAGGCCCGCCCTCGACGAAACGGCCGGAGGGATTGATGAGGATGCGGGTGTGTGCATCGAGAGGGAAGTGACTGAAGGCAGGCTCGAGCACCTTTTCGATGAGCTCTCCCTTGAGGGTGTCCAGGTTCTTGTCACGCTCATGCTGGACCGAGACGATGACGGCGGCAACCCTGACGGGAATGCCATCATCGTACTCCACCGAAACCTGGGCCTTGCCGTCGCTGCGGATACCCATGATGGTACCGTTCTTCCTGCACTTGTCCAGGATGCTGCATATGCGGTGAGAGAGTTCAAGCGGCAGCGGGATGCAGGTGGGTGTCTCATCGGTTGCATATCCGTAAACAGTACCCTGGTCCCCGGCTCCCAATTCATCCACCTTACCCTCGGCCTCCCTGATCTCAAGGGCGGTATCGACGCCACCTGCAATGTCTGAACTCTGGTTGTGGAGGAACACGCTGATGGTGAATTCCTTGGGATTGTAGCCGCTCTCGGAGAGGGCCGTACGTACTGTTTCGCGAATATTGACCTTGGTGCGGCTGGTGATCTCACCGGCGACGATGATCCGGCCCTTGGTCGCCATGACCTCGCAGGCCACGCGCGAATATGCATCGCTGCTTAGGCAGGCATCGAGTATCGAATCGGCGATATAGTCGCACAGCTTGTCGGGATGTCCTTGGCAGACACTCTCGGATGTGAGGTGGTTCTTCATGTTTGAATTCCTTTGGTTGTTTGATTGTTTTGCGCTACCGGCGTGCGGTGAGCAGTCGTTCCATCAGGTCATCCTGAGGGTTCGCTCCTTGGTATGAGGTGGCGTTGTTCTCCTTCACGATCTGGAAGATCTGGTACCAGATCTGGTTGACCTGCTTCATGTATTCGCGGCTCATCGCCACGTAAGGAGAGGCTATCGCAGCACCTGTAGTAGGGTGCTTTGCGAGGAAGCCGTACTCACTGACGGCCATCTCGCACTGGATCCATCGGGCCACCGCCATCGCGTACTGGTGTATGATCTGGCTGCTCACCAATTCTTCGCACCGCCTGGCTTTAAGCCAGTCCCATGTCTCCTGGTAGACCTCTGCGGCATCGAGCTCGATACCGCTTTTCTGGGTCACCGTCATGTAATACTTGGCCGGAGGCATGTCCGCGCCCTGCAGCTCGGGAGCCTCGGGCAGCTGAACCACGCGGGCGTCTCTGCCCTCGTGGATCTTCTCTGAGAGAGCCTTGCTTTTCCTCCCTGCACCGACGCGGGCACCGCCACGGTTGGTACCGTCCTTTGCCATGTTGCACCGCCTTCGATTATGAGGGGGTTAATACCCCGTTTGAATTCCCGTTTTTACGCGTGATTGCCCCTGCCTGTTGTACACTACATATGGTGTAGAGATTCAGATACCCCTAGGGTTGGCGCTACTAATAGTTACCTTTTAACGTTCCATCGGTCTCTCTGGCGCCCGTGGAGGGCTGAGTGGCACCTGTTGCATAGTGCCATGAGGTTCTCCTCGTCATCCGTACCACCATATCTAGTGGCAGTGATATGATGGGCAACCGTCGCTCGTGTAAGGCGTCCCTCTCTCCTGCACAGCTCGCAGAAGGGATGCCCTTCAAGGAATGTTTTCCGGGCCTTCCTCCAAGAGGATCCGTAGCGCTTGTGGGTGCCGGGATCTCGTTGGTTGCGTTCGTAGGTGCTCGCAGCCTCTTTCGCATGCTCCTCGCAGTACCGACCGTCGGTGAGATGTGGACAGCCTGGGTGGCTGCACGGTCGCTTGGGCTTGTAGGGCATGAGGGGTACTCCTTGGGGCAAAAAGAAAGCCCGGGAGGAATTCCCGAGCTCTCGATTGGACTTGTCTGAGTGTACAGTAGCGTACAAGACGAACTGAGCACAACTGTTATTTTCTGATATTTTAACGATTGGGTTTCATACATATCGTGAACATTCCAGCGCAGTTCATGCACCCTGTGATAAAGGCACAGCACCTTGCTCGCCTAGTCCCCACAATGGAATCAATCTTGCGGTTGAGTCTTCTCCCTGTTTTGTGTGGTTTAGGCTGTGAACGTAACGTAAAAGGCCTCCCCAGCGGTACCCTCGGGCGTTACCTGCCAAGAAGAGCCCTTGTGGCGTGACGATCCGAATGGCGTGCCGAACCACAGGCAAAACCGGAGAGGCTCCGCCACCGGGGCTCAAACCGGCCAAAACCCTAAAAAGGTAACGTAAAACTGGTGCTACGCTACCACTACGTTACCCTATCCATGTGTTATCATTGAAAGCAATTAGAAAGAAGAAAACTCTAGGTAACGTAAGTAACGTAAAATTGATAAGCTCGTATAGGGAAAAAAAGAAAGTATACTCCCACCCGCCATTTTTCACCTGTGGCGTGGCGTGTGGCACCCTCATGTTTTTTTTCTCCTATAGCATGGGTATATGTGAAAAAACCGCGTTACTGCGTTACCCTACCTGTTGGAGGGCGAAGAAACTCTCACCCGACTCAAGAAATTCCGAGCAATCATCCTCAACATCACCCAGCTCGATATTGGCACACACCACGCGGGTGTTCACGCCGTTTACCCTTTTCTGCAGCTGATAAGTGCTTTTTGAAGCGAAGGAATACGCTCTCCATCTGATTGAATGACTGCATGGATTGTGTAGTGTGGTGGGGTGCGAGCCTCCATAGTGGATTATTGAATCTCATAGGAGGATCCGTCAGGATCCAGGAACCCTCACCAGGGCCAGCGCCTTCCGGTGCAGGTGATAGATGTAATCCTGGCTATAGTTCAGTTGGGATGCGATCTGGTCCCAGCCTAGGAAGGTGATGTAACGCATCTCCAGCAGCGTCTCGCACTCCATGCTGTTCACACTCCGGATCGCTTCAGCGATTTCAGTCTTCAGTCTCATTAACTGGGCAATGCTGGTGTTGATTTCATTTTCCAGTTCGGTGATCCGTACCACCGCCTCCTCCACGGGAGATCGACGGATCGACGGAGCCTTGGCCACCTCTGTGAGTTTGGGGGATACGTAGACGGCATGGCTTTTGAGCCAATCGAGCTGGCGTTCCTTGGTCTTGATGCGTTTGTCCAGATACCATGCCTGCGACAGATATTCCTTTGCTTTCATGCTCTTGCCTCCTGTAGGTGAATCTTGGTGAAGTCGGGGCTGATCTCGCACAGGAGTTCGAACCACTTGCTCTCGAAAAACCTTTCAATCTCATCCTTGGTCGCCCATGCGTATACATAATCGGGGTTGCTCTCCAGCTGGGATACCGCCTTGTGCCAGTCGGTGACTGCACGTTCCACGATGGCCGCTGCCAGATGTCTCATACTTGCCTCGGTCATCGGCTACCCCCTGTAAGTTCGGCCTTCACCGCCTCGATCAGAGCATCCTGGGTTAGTGCCTTACCTGAAAGAACCTTTATGATGCGCTCATCGATGGTATTCTCGGTGATGAGATGTTGGACCACCACCGTCTCGGACTGCTGCCCTTGGCGCCACAGGCGCGCCACCGTCTGCTGGTACAACTCGAGGCTCCAGGTCAGGCCGAACCAGATCAGGCAGTTGCCACCGCTTTGGAGGTTCAGCCCATGCCCAGCGGATGCGGGGTGGATCAACCCGACCGGGAGTTTTCCCTCATTCCACTTTTGGAGGCTTTCGCTCGTATCCAGAGTTGAAAACGACACGCCAAGCTTCTCCAGCCTCCCCGCAATCCGCTGAAGGTCATGCTTGAACCAATAGGCCACCAGTACGCTTTGTCCGTTTGCTGCTTCGATGAGGTCCTCCAATAGATCAAGCTTTCGGTCATGGATGCCGATCGTCGCCCCATCGTCGGTGTACACAGCCCCATTTGCCAGTTGCAGCAGTTTGCCCGACAGGCTTGCTGCATTGGCAGCCGTCACTTGTCCGCCCGAGGAATCCAGGACCAGATCTTTCCTTAGTCTCTCATAGACCATCCGCTCCTCATCACTGAGGGTAACCTTATACTCATTGGTCATGAGCTCGGGCATCCTGATATGGTCCTGAGCCTTCATAGAGATCGTGATGTCTTCGATTGCCTGGTAGATCCTTTCCTCCGCACCGTGGGCGGGTTTATAGCTGAACACGATCTGTCCATTGCGTTTGTCTGGGGAGAAGTACGCATCACGGTAAGCTCCGATGAACCTGCCTAGGCGCACACCTTTGTCCAACAGCTTGAACTGGGCCCAGAGGTCGATCAGGCCGTTGCTGGCCGGGGTTCCTGTGAGCCCTACGATGCGCTTTACCACGGGACGGCGCTTCATCAGAGCCCTGAAGCGCTTGGAGCGGTGGTTCTTGAACGACGAGAGTTCGTCGACGACGACCATGTCGAAGTCGAAGGGCAGGGTAGTCTCCTCAATCAGCCACTGAACGTTCTCGCGGTTGATGATGTACAGGTCAGCCTTGCGCTCCAAAGCAGTAAGGCGCTCGGCGGTACTTCCCACGGCCACTGACGGAATCAAATCCCCAAGGTGATCCCATTTGCCGATTTCCGTAGGCCAGGTATCCCGTGCAACCCGAAGGGGCGCGATGATCAGTATTTTGCGTACCAGAAACGAATCGAAGAGGAGGTTGGAAAGGGCCGTCAGGGTGATGACCGTTTTGCCAAGTCCCATCTGCAGCAAAATCGCTGCTACGGGGTGTTGCTCAATAAAGTCGCTCGCATACTGTTGGTAGTCATGCGGTGTATATGTCATTGATGATCTCCTCTATCTGCTCTTTTGCATCCAGCACGTATGCCTTGAATCCCAGGGCCCTCAACATTTCATGTCTTACCAGTTGGAGTGCCCTCATCTTTTTGCCTGGGGCCTTCACTTCCACAAAGCCGCACCGCCCATCGGGCAGCAGCACCAATCGGTCCGGCATCCCATCGAAGCCCGGGCTTATGAATTTCACAGCCCGACCTCCCTTCTTCTTCACAGCCTTAAGCAGCTGCAACTCGATCTCTTTCTCAAGCATTCCAAATCTCCCTATGGAACGACGGAACGACCGGAACAAGAATTCCTATATATTTATACGCGTGCGTATAGGCGTCTCCATGTTTCCCATTCCCTCTGTTCTTCCTCAAAAAGTCTTTTTGGTATATTCTTGTTCCATCGTTCCAAAACCTTGAAAACCTGCATTCTAGAATGGTACTTCGTCGTTTTCTTGTGGAACGAGCTCTGGAACAAGCTTGGAACGAGCTGATTCTTGTTCCACATCCTGTAGAACGAAGGCTCGCTGCTTGCCATAGATCGGGAAGTACATCGTTCCATTCTTCGTTCCACAATATTTGGTCCAACCTCCGATTTTCTGCATGATGGCAGTGATGCCATATGAGTCGTTCTTGCTGATCGTAGAGGGGTCCTTTGCATAGCACTCGCACCAGATTTCCATGTTGCATACAGCCGTTCGTCTGACAGTTCCCTTGGCCACCATGCCGCTGCCCCTCTCGGAGAAATATGCGCGCCGTTCGTACATGTCCATCGCATCCCAGTTCTCAGGCAACAAGGTGTCGAGATACTTTCTGACAAGACCTTCGCGGTCATCAGTTTCCATGGCTTGAGTCTGGACATCCTCTGCCTCATACAGAAGATCACCTTCGAGGTAGAGTCTTTCCCCCGCTTCCCAGATGGACTTGGCCTCTGCCCAGAATTGTGATCGGAATTCCTCGGTGCATCGCCAAGTCATTTTATGGCGTGGCTGGTTGGACTTGACGATCCAGTATCGTCGGTTCCCGGTGACATCCCGAAGGTATCCATGTTCCCCGTTGACCGTCGCGATGATCACACATTGGCGGGGATGGCTTTCGACCGTCCTGCCATAACTTGGACGATATTGATCGTCCGAGGTTGAGAAGAATGCCTTGACCTTCTCAATGTCGGCCTTCTTCATTCCTGCAAGCTCGCCTATCTCCACAATCCAGAAACCCTGCAACTTCTCAGCAGCCGACTTGTCATTCACATCGGTCAGGGAGAGGGACTCTGAGTAGTAATCGCTACCTACCAGATCCTTCACGATCGTACTCTTGCCGATTCCCTGTTCGCCATCGAGTACGAGAACGCTGTCGAATTTGATTCCCGGGTGGTAGACGCGGGCCACCGCTGCAGCAAAGGTTTTTCGGGTTATCGCCCGCGTGTATTGAGTGTTGTCGGCTTTCAGAAAACGAATGAACAGTTCTTCGACCCGTGAAATACCATCCCATGGCGGCAAGCAATCCAAGTAATTACGGATGGGGTGGAACCGACGGTCATCTGCGACCTTTGTGAAAGCGACATCATGGTTGCGACCAGAGAACGCGAGATAGCGTGAGTCGATGAGAGATTTCAATTGGGCCGTATCAGCATCGCGCCAGAAGTGGTTTCCTATAGGCCTGCCCCAAGGCATCTTGGAGGTGACTTGGATGCGTCCCGCCATTTCGTTGAAAGCGAAGCCGGTGAAATCAGGATCGTTGTTGAGGATCAGGTTGAGGTTCCATACGCTGTTCTCCAACAGGCTACTTCGGGGCATGTACCGCAGTTGTTTTTCCCAATCCCCCTCGGGTGCAAAGTCGGCATCAGCCTCCGCACGGCGCTCCTGGGTAATCAGCAATTTAACCCTTTCATCCTTGCTGGCATGCTCGGCCATCGCGTTGAAGGATTTCTTCGGATCGTCATCCCCAAAGCGATGGATCCTCACCAGATCAAACGCATTGAGGAGTTTGCCTGAGGCGGGATCGGTAGCATGATGTGAGTAGGCGAATTTTTCATCATAGATCACCACGCCGGCACTGGAATCGGCAGGGATATAGTCATATCGGCCAGGGGTAATTGAGGGTTCATAGATATCTGAAAGAAACTGTTCAATTGCTCCCTGTATAGTGTATGTCCGACAAAAAGCTCCAATCACCCCCGGTTTTTTCAGAGGGTCTTCTGCATTTCTTCCCGTGGCATTATGTACTGTACTTTCTCGGCTGGAAGTAGGAAGAAGTGAGCAGTCGTCCCAATGCGGGTGTGACGCGAGGTAGGCATCCGGATCAAGCCATTGCCCATCGGTCTTCAAGAAAATAAATTCTCCGTTTGATGGAGTGGTTGGCCAATACATTAATTGGTGCGGGCGGTAGGAACATTCATCGAATTGGTCGATTCCAAGACTATCGGTGAAATAGCGTGCGATCGCGATGTACTCATCGGGTGTGACATCACGGACCATCGGTACGATGATCCTCGCTCGAGGAGCCTCAGTGGTATGTCCGTGCGTGGTATAAAGGCACGCTGCGTATGCACAAGAGGTCTTGAATGATGAGATTAACTCAGGTGTCGCATGATCGGCATCAAGAGTGAGCATGGAGCGGCTAGCTACGGATTCCCGTTTTCTGCGGTTATTCCTTAGCTGTCCTCCGACGAATCCACCTTTGTCCTTGATGCGGTCGCGCTCTGCTTTCAACAGCTTTGGGTATTCCTCCACTGATTCTGTGGTGCGTATGGTTTCAGACAATCGCATGCAGAGTTCATCGAATGTCGTGGTCTTGTTTGTCCAGGTTTTCGCATAACAGCTGTTGCCATAGGCTATGGGTAGGTTACGCATATCGTATCCTCCTTGGTAGATAGGTAGAGAGTTTTCATGACGAATAGACACTCCTTACCTACCACCGAAAAACCGTACCCATGATTGTGGAAGATTAGCTATTACTTAAGCTCAATTCTGATAGGATGAGTGATAAATAGTACTGTTGTCGAAAAAAAGATTGAGTTTGGTCTGATTGCGCTGTAATCTTTATTTGTTAACAATTTAATGAATTAACTAATTTTAGGTGGCCGAATCATGTCAGAAGGTTTAGATGAGAGAATTTTGAAGTCTTGGAAGTTGAATTCGAATATTGATGAAGTTAATTTTAAACAAAAGAATATTATATTTGGTCTAAACGGTTCAGGGAAAAGTTCTCTTGCGAATATACTACAAGCCAATTTTTTCAGAAAACATAATCCAAAGCATTTCCGAATTTTCAGTGAGAACTATGTGAAGGAAACCCTTTCACTGAAGGATGGCAGAATCCGCGGTGTAATCTCAAATTTTGGAAAGAAGAATGTAGATATTGAGCAGCAAATCGAAGGTAACCTGAGTGCAATCAACGACCGGAAAGTACAGATGAACCGATATGATGAAAAAATAAAAGATTCTATTCAGACCACAGAAAAGTTCATGGAAGATGTTTTAAATCGAAGGAGGGGAACAAATAATAAAATTCACAATAAGCCTAAAGCAAAGACGGTACATGAGAAAGTCAATTTATGGATTAAGGATTATGACGACAGCATAAAATTATTTCCAGATGAAAAATATAATGAAATTACTGGTGATGCAAATTTTTCTGTGGAGAGTGAGAATGTTAATTTATGTATAGTTCCTGATACTATAGATATTAATAAGCTGAAGATTGAAAATTTGAGTGAGCTGCTCAGCAAAAATTTCAAGGATATTGATATTCCTAGCCAAGAAATAATTTCTTGGTTGGAAACAGGACTAAAAATTCATAAGGGAAAAACAAAGTGCGAATTTTGTGGATCCTCAATCCATTACGATGATATTTATGATCATATAACCTCATATTTACAGAATGAGAAACAAAAGGCCTCTAGGCAGCTAACAGAGATTCATCACGAACTAGTGGCTATTCAACAAGTAGTTGAGGAATTAAAAAGGAATTTTGGTAAATATAGAGACTTGTTTCTTCAACAAGAGGATGACAATCATTTTAATGTAATAAGTGCCGCGGAAAGAGAGATTCATAATGCTCTCTCTGCTGTTGATTTGAAAACTGATAGGATGGATTTATCAGTTTCAATTGAGATTGACTCACTTAAGAAAGCAATTCTAGATGTCAACAATAGCGTTAGATTCATAAAAGATTCTAAGATTGCCTACTCACAAAATATTCTTGAAAAGGTAAACCGGTTAGAGCTTCTTGTCAAAGGTGCTATTGGGTATGAATTAAAGAATTCAAAGATCGTTAATGAAAATTTAGCAAAGATTGCTGAGTGGGAAGATGAGGTCCAAAGACTTAAAAAGGAAAAGGCAGACCTTGAGAATAAGAATGAGATCCTTACAGCGGAAAAATCGGATTTGTCTAATTTCGCCAGATTTTTGAATGCGACATTGAGGGATATGAACCTGGATTTCTTTCTCAAGTTGGATGGGGATGTATATCGTCTCGAACATAATGATGGAACCACATTGCGACTAGATGATGTCAGTGAAGGAGAACGGAATTTGCTTTCATTGATTTATTTCTACTACGAAATGCTTGATGACAACGAAATCTCGTTGAAGGAAGATATTGAAGGCATTGTATTGGATGATCCAATATCCAGTTTAGATGACAATAATAAATTCTATATATTAGAACTAATAAAATCTCTGCTGGATTATGATTTGCCTAAGATCTATATTCTCACTCACTCTTGGGATGATTTTTGTGCCATGACATATGGTCGGAATGATAGAGATACCTATGCATTTTTTGAGATTAAAAAGGAATCTCAAGTAAGCAGGATTAATGAAATTGAAGGATCCAAGCTACTAAGTCCATATATGCAAATGTATTGCGAGGTGGACGCTTTCTGCAACAAGAAAGTTGAAGAAATTCCTCCCCAAGAATCACTTCACATGCCAAATACGATGAGAAGAGTTTTGGAGGAGTATGTCAAATTCAATGTAAACCTAGACTATGCTACTGCAACTCATACTGGGGACATCGCTAAAGCCTTATTCAAGTGTGAGATTAGTGATTTGTCAAATAGTAAGAAACAAAAACTTGATTTACTCCTTTCTGTTTGTAACATCTTATCACATAAGGCCACACATCCTCACAATCCATCGGAGATACATAAAGCAGCCAAATTTTTACGAAATACAATTAGAGAGTGTGATAAATACCATCATCTGAAAATGACTTGTTATAGTGCAAGAACTTCCTAGCAAGTAGCTTCAGTACAGATCGTGTCGCAAAGTTTAAGGTGGATATTCCCTGCAATCATCCCTGAAATATCTAACCTTTTATCCGCTACAACGAGTCCCATAAATCTCGATTTTCATTGCGTTTAGATGGAGCCTATTCATGCCGGGTATGTACTTCTTATCTACCAGCAAGAACGCCTCCCTTTAGAATTGCAAAAAAGATGATCCCCTGTACCACAGTACGTCATTGTGTGCGAAGATGGTAAAAATATTGTAAGGATATAAAATTATTCACCCAGATTTCTAATCAAGAACTTATTTTCCCGGAGATATTTAGTAGATGAGGTTGTTTAGATACTGTAGAGTATGGGTAGTAAATTGTTTAAATATTCAGTAGGGACAGAAAATGAAATGCTAATGCTGTGAAAAACGAAGGCAGTGTTTCAATGAATATTAACTTCAGCTGTATCGGATGATGTGATAGGAGACAATATTTGACGTAGGGGTTGTTATGATATTTGATCGAGAACCGAAAGACTGGAAAGAACTCCAAAAATTTGTAGGGCAATTGTTCAGTGAATGTGGATTTAACGCTGAAGTTTCAAAAGTAGTTGAGCTTGTACGGGGCAAAAAAGAAATTGATGTGTTTGTCCAAGATGTTGAAAGTGAGTATAAACCTGTAATACTAGTTGAATGTAAGTTTTGGAATAGGCCAATTGATCAAGAGGTAATTCATTCTTTCCGAACAGTATTGAATGACTATGGTGCTAACCTTGGTTATATCGTGTCAAAGGTGGGGTTTCAGCAAGGATGCATCGATGCAGCCATGAAAACTAACATTAAACTTGTGACGTTGAAAGATATTGAGAATCAGTATTTTGAGAGATGGAAAAAAGCTCTGGCAAGAAAATATAGGAAGTATGCTGACCCCTTATTTCCATATTGGGATTACCCTGGTAAACGGGTAGCTGATGGTGGAGCAATAGACTCAAAGAAATGGATTTTGGTTCATCAAGCATATCGACCAATATGTGAACTTGGCCCAGGTGATGACTTGGTAAGTACGTATACAAAGAATCTTCCTTTCGTTTTGCCAATTATCAATGATAGTCTTGAAGTAATTGGATCTTTGACAATAACCACCTATAGGGAACTATTTAATTTTATAAATGAAAATAAAGAAAAAGCACTTAAGCATTACAAAATTTTATACAGAGAAGAAGTCTAGACTCTCTAATAAACGTGACTTTTAATCAGCTTTATACTATAAACTCATTTTCATGGGACTAAATGATTCTATCTAAATGAAATAGCATTCCCTAAGCTATGTATCTATCTGTTGAATTTGTAGTATAATTTATACTGTATTATAAGCCTGTCATAATCAGCACCAATATATCTTTCTCCTTATCAAAGAAGAATTTAAGAGACTCGTGGGGCTTTTATAGTATAAAAACACATAAAACTCATGTAATAAAGTGAGATCTGCATATAGGTAGTGGGACAAATATTATGGACCCTCTAGAGTTAGTAACCTTTTTTTAGTTATGTAAGATTCGCTGAATTCTTTGTTTATTACCAACTAATGAATGGGGAAGAAAGCTCTCGGAATCTTGGGTTTCTGTTTGCTTTACTTGCATTCGGTATGTCGCTAATTAGGAATTCAAGGATCTCTTTAAGACGGTCTGAGATTGCTAACGGTCGTAAAATTTTTAAAATTGCCTCTAAATGATTTTGGCAAATAGTATTGTTGAGTTTAGAGTTGATAGTTGGGTGGAAAATTATAAGAATACAATTGATAATCCCATCATCATCCATCAAAGAAAAGAAATTATCATAGAGAGGTCTTCCGTCAGGACTTACGCCACTACGATAAGTAAGGCCACGTCCAATTCGACAGCGGAATACTACTCTGATCAGTTTTGGTAATATTTCTTTAGGAATATCATTTGAAGATCGGCAGTATCCAAAAATCTCCTGCATTATCGGCGGTTCATTATAGTAGTTATCCCAACCTTCATGAGCATCTTCCAGCTTATCAGCTAACGTCTCGAGAGCGACTGTTTTTGCGGGAAGGGTTTCATACATTCTTCCATCAACAGTTGTTAGGAATAAAATTCCTTTTTCAAGACGATCTTGTTGTAGGTTTGTTCGATAGCCATCTATCATTGCACCAATTTTATACTTTACTGTCGTGTCTGCGCAATTCCAAACGTCTATTGCTATAAGAGAAATGTTTTTTCTAAGAATCTGACTCGTGGAGGGGTCAACAAACATACCGAAAATGCTTACTAGAAGGTTGTGAACGTGAGCTAATGAAAGATTAGTTAATTCATGTGAGATGCGTGTTATGGAATCTTTATCTATTACATCTTGCCTAGATTTCAAATTGTCCACCAAGGCGCGGATTCTTATTGCAGAATCTGATGGCCTATCTTGTAGTACATCCTTTACGCAAGTTTGGAGCCAACCTAATAACTCAAATCCACCAATGCTTTCTACATTTGGATGTGAAGCAGCTACTTCGTTTCGCATAGTTAGAATGTGGTCAAGCTTGCGATAGACTATATCAGAGATTAGCTCTAGTTTACGACAAGTATCCAGAAGAACGCTATCTTTTAGACCTCCTAGATCAGATACATCCTTATATGAAGCTCTGTTCGAACCCCCAACTGACGCGTCAAAAAATAAATCAATACCGTAGATTGTTGCTTTTTTTCTAAGATTCAGGACAACTTCGTTCCAAACATAGTTCAAGGCAGCATCAAATAGACCAATTGCAGTTGCACCGATAAACTTTGATAAGTATCGTGCTTCTCGCTTTTCCTCAATTGGGAGAGCTTCAAGAAAGCTCGGTAAATTTTGTCCTACAATTTTCCTTTCATCCGTGGTAGCGATAATATTCTCTGTTGGTAGACCAAATTTTTCTAAATAACTTGTAAAAATTGCCGTTTCGGCAGCAAGTTCTTGAGATTCTAAAGGTACAACATCATTATCAATCATGATTTATCCTTATTCTAAAAATAAATTGTAACATACTATGAATGATGGGGCAAAAATATTATGCATATTATTTAGCCCATTTAATTTTAGCATTGTTTTCGTCTGATGCTGATTTTGTCAAATGTTTGATTGATAAATATTACTATTTGTGTTTAGTCATGCAGATTGGTTATTTTGACTGTTTGATAAGCAACTTAAGATTCAGATTATTAATCCTTCTTGCAACTGAGTTCTATACAATCACTGCCGAAAAATCTCACCTTGTATCCCTTGCAGCGAGCCCTCTCAATCTCAATTTGCATTCCTGTACTGATCCTTTCACCAAACACCCAAACCTCCGAACATTTACTCATGAGCACAATGCCGAAGAACATGCCCAGATCGCGTTCGCTCTGAAGACCGTCATCAAGAAACTGTGGATAGAGCAGGTGAGGGGTTATCGGGAGATAACCTTTTTCGACTGCAAAACGGCTGTAACGTCGGGCATGGAACACATTCTCTTCGATATTTCCAGCATACGGGGAGCAGATATATACCATGGGATGATAATCAAAGTGTGGTCTAGCTTGTTTCTCAATAGCCTTCATGGCCTCATAAGGGGTCCTATCCATATATCCTTCCTTGTTGCGAATATTCATATTCAGTCCTTCTTGTAAAATTTGGTCTCAAAGCCATCCGCATTGAGCAGCAATCCATCCGCCCATGATGGCGATGCCGCCATGGAAGCCTCGATGTCTTTCAGTTCCACTTCATCAGGTGCCTCGATGACAATCTCGTCATGGATGTGCATGCAGATCCGATGATCCTTGAGTTGCTGCATCGAGTAGCAGAGAATGTCACGGCTGATTGCCTGCACGATGTTTTCCACCACCTTGGGCCCATAGGTTTCGATGCGTTCCCATTTCTTTGTGGCTCCCACGCCCTCATAGGTCACACAATCGCTGCCAAAATCATTGGTACCCATACGGGGTTTCACGTAGGCAAGCCGTCTGCCTGATGGCAACGTGATGAACAGGAAGCCACTCTCATACGAGAACCTGATGCCATGTGTGTTGGTCGACATCCTATCCTTGACCGCTTCCTTAACCACCTTGTCCACATTCCACCAAAGCTGGACGATGTTTGGATTGGATTGCCGCCACACATCCACCAATGGCTTGAGCTCATTCTCTTCAAGGCCCATATCCAGGGCGCCCATCGCCTTCAGAGCTCCTACCGATCCGCCGTAACCGAGTGCCAATTCGGCAATTTTCCCTTTCTGCCTCAGATGGGCATTCTGGCCATGCTTCTCTACAGGGACCTTGAACATTTGTGAAGCCGATGCACAGTAGATGTCGCCATTGCCCGCAAAGACCTCCATGCGCCAGGTTTCCCCTGCAAGCCAGGAGAGCACTCTTGCTTCGATGGCTGAGAAGTCCGAAACAATGAATCGATATCCGTTTCTGGGGATGAATGCAGTACGGACCAACTGTGACAATGTGTTGGGAACATCGGAATACAACATCTGCACCGCTTCATACCCACCGCTATTCACCAAGGTTCTTGCAGTCTCCAGATCCTCCAGATGGTTCTGGGGTAGATTTTGCATTTGCACGAGTCTTCCGGCCCACCGCCCGGTACGGTTTGCCCCGTAGAACTGGAACATGCCCCTAGTCCTGCCATCGCTGCAAACTGCGTTTTCCATCGCCTGGTACTTCTTCACCGACGACTTGGCAAGCTGAAGCCTGAGCTCGAGCACTTCCTGTATCTGGCGCGGGGCATCCTGCAAAGCTGCCTTCACATCCTTCTTGCCAAGAGAATCGACTTCAAGACCGTTCTCTGACAGCCAGGTCTTTACCTGGGATACCGAGTTGGGATTCTCCAAATCAGTGAGATCCTTCATCCTCGCAATCAACTCTTCTCGGGCACGTTTATCCATCCTGATTGCATTACCCACGAGATTCTTGTCGATCAACACACCCCGGTCGTTGATGCCTTGATCAAGGTGGTACTCATCCCAGATGGCATCGGGAACCGGAAATCGACAGAGGCGCTGATGGATGGCAATCTCAACCTCGACATCGCGCTTGTTGTACTCGATGAACAATTTCCATTTGTCAGGTGCATCATCAGCTGCATTCCTGGTACGTCCGCCGTTGGTGATAGTAGGATTGCATGGGGTGCAGAAGTATCTGATCAGATCCTTGCCCTCGGAGAGCTTCTGTCTCTGAAGACCGAGCACTGCACCGACGCCCATCAGCGATAGGGGTAGTCCCAGATACGCCGACCAGATCATCGTGCAACGCCAAGAGACCGGGTCCAGATAGGTACCTGTCGGCAACCCCAAATGGCGGGAAAGACAAATACGTTCGAAGGTTGCATTGAACGCCCATTTGATGATGCCATCGTCGGAGATAGCACTGAATATGTTTTTGGGGATTTTCTCTCCCCGGGCGAGATCGACGACCTTCACCTCCCCGCCGTCCACGCTGTAACCGAACAGGAGGATCTCGAAGTCCTCTGCCTCGCAGTAACGGTAAACTCCGCTTTTGGCTAGATTGATCGAAGAATATGTCTCGATATCGATGCTAAGGTAGTTCATCCTGATCTCCTGGTAACGAAGTTGGGCTTCAAGTAAACACATATGAAAAGGACGGCAGCATATTGCCACCGTCCTCTTCCGAAGGGATCAGGCAAGGAAATCATCCTCGTCGTCGGTGGCGAAGTCGCTCTCGGCACTCGCCTTACCGCCCAGAGGCTCTCCCTCTTTAATCAGCTGCAGGTTCTGAAGCCCGCACGCGATGCCGCGGTTGCCGTTGGAGTTGAACGCATAGAAGGTGATCGAGGCCCGTCCGTAGACACCCGAATACACATCGCTGCGGTTCAGCACGGGATTGCAATCCGCATCAACGATACCGGGTGCGGTGGCACTATTGGCATTGATGAAGAACGCATTCTCGTAAGCTGGGTCATCCGGGCGGTCGATATCACCATCGCGCAAGGGAGTCTTCAGCGATGCAAGCGACGGGGCTGTTCTTCCATTGCCCTTGAGCTTTGCCTCGCCTTCCTTGTAGGCAGCCTCGATGGCAGCCTTGATCTTCTGCACTGTAGCCTTGTCGCTCTTGGGGATGATCAGGGAGACCGAGTACTTCGGAGTTCCCCCGTTGATGGACTTGGGCTCCCACACGTTCGCGTAGGACCATCTGGTGTTCTTTCCGGTGATTACCTTCATTGGATTAGCGATTGTTGACATTACTTTTCCTCCATGTCGTCAAAGTCGTTGATTGTGATAGCCGGTCTTTTATCGCTTTCCGGTACAAGCGTCGGTTTGCCTTTGGGCTTGTAGATGAATGGGCCCAAGATCTCATTGAAACGTGTCCTTCCCAGCAAATCGGTCATTGCCGTGATTCCCAGTACCTTGTGTTCGTAGGGATCAAACCCGGATGAGTTGACTGCCTCGGCGACAGCCTGCTCATCGGTGTACTTGCGTATCGATCTACCCTCGACCAGCTTGAATCCCTCCAGTTTTCCTCCTCTACCCAATACCGAAAGAGCGTACCCCTTGATATCGCTTACCCAGGAAGCCAACTCGTCAGCCTGCCTCAGGATCTCTGCAATCTCGTCAACTCCCAGAAGTACAGGCTCGGCGAACTCGTAGCGAGCGAGATCCAGGTTTGCCTCGGCACGCTTACGGCAGGTGGCTTTCACCTTGCAGAAGCGGCAATGGGGACCAGAGCAGAATTCACCATTGCCTCGGAATGCCAATTCAGCCCTTGGTTTGAGATAGGATTCAGCCCAGTTGGTTAGGTCATCGGCAGTCATGGTGAATGTGCTCACGTTTGCAAGGCGGGGTTGGAATACGGTCATCGATACCTCTTCCACCTCATACAGCGAGCCGAACATATCAAGAGCTCCGAGGGAGTAGAGCATCATCTGGGTATTGTGGTCTGCAGAGACTTCGACCCCCTGTCCGTACTTGAAGTCGATGATATGCAGGTTCTGTGTTTTGTCAAGCAAAAATCCTTGGTCTAATCACCAGGGAATCCCGTGTCTAATCACGGGAAATTCCCGGGTTTTATCATCTGCACAGGAATC